TGGTCTTACGCGTTGCCCGATCCATTTGTAGCGACAGAAAAAATAGAACCTCTTGCTGTTTGCAGGTATACTGTATACCCATGGCGAAACAAAAAGAAGTTGCTGACCATTTAGACATGTCACCGCAGAGGGTGCGCGACCTTCTTAAACAGGGCGTTTTAACTAGAGGGCATGGCCAAGATGCACTAGACCTTGATGAGTGTCGTAAAAATTACATTCGCTATCTAAGAATGCGCTCTCGTGGTACACAAAACAATACTGGCGATCTCAATGAAGAGAAAACCAGGTTGACTAAATTGCAAGCAGACAAAGCGGAACTAGAAGTGCGGGAGCTAGAACAGAGTTTAGTGTCAGTAGAAAGAATAACTGAAGAGTGGGTTGGTTATGCTGCAAATGTCCGCAGTAAATTATTAGCACTACCAAGCAAAATATCTCATAGAGTGCAATCTGCAGAAAGTTATGCAGAAGCAGAAAAAATATTGAAAGATGCCGTATATGATGCTCTATATGAACTAAGCAATAATGGATTATAAGAAACAGTTATCATACATTATAAACAACGTTAATAATGCCTTCAAACCACCCCCTGATTACTCCATAGACTTGTGGGCTGATAATTATAGACAGCTTTCGCCAGAGTCATCAGCTGAAGCAGGACAGTGGCGAACAGATCGTGTGCCTTTCCAAAGAGAGATCATGCGTGTCATTACTGACCCTGATGTAGAGACTGTTGTTTTTATGAAGAGCGCGCAAGTAGGAGCGACAGAGCTGCTAAGTAATGTCATCGGTTACTACATCGACCAAGAGCCAGCACCAATATTAGTTTTGCAGCCGACACTTAATATGGCACAAACCTATTCCAAAGACAGGCTTGCGCCTATGTTGCGCGACACACCCAGGTTGCGCGGCAAGGTTGGCGATCCACGCACAAGAGATAGTGAAAATACAGTTTTGCATAAACGCTTCAGTGGCGGACATATCACAGTTGTTGGCGCAAACAGCAGTAGCGGCCTCGCCAGCCGACCCATAAGAATACTGCTTGCAGATGAGGTTGACCGCTACCCACCATCCGCAGGCACAGAAGGTGATCCAATCAATTTGGCTAGAAAACGTACAACAACCTTCTGGAATAGAAAAATAATTTTAGCATCAACCCCCACTGTTAAAGATGTTTCGCGTATTGAAAGTGCTTTCAAGTTATCAGACCAGAGACACTTTCATGTGCCATGCCCAGAGTGCAAGCATAAACAAAAGCTACGCTGGGAAAATGTGTCATGGCAAGAAGATAAGCCAGAAACAGCAACTCTAGCTTGTGTGAGTTGTGGTTCAGTTATACCAGAATCTAAAAAACAGTGGATGTTAAAAAATGGTGAATGGTTAGCTGAAAACCCAAGCTCTAAGATTGTTGGCTTTCATATCAACGAGCTTTATTCACCTTTTAGAAGATTGGAAGAAATCGCTAAAGACTTTTTGGAAGCCAAAGAGCATCCAGAAATGTTCCAAACATTCATAAATACCTCACTTGGCGAGTGTTGGGAAGAGAACAAAAGCATGGTTGACACTACAAAGCTCTTAGAAAAATGTGAGAACTACAATGATGAAGCTATCCCAAACAATGTTTTATTTATTACTGCTGGTGTAGATACGCAGAAAGATAGACTGGAAGTGCAGACAATAGGCTGGGCTGAAAAGTATGAAGCATGGGTCTTGGAATATAAGATGATTTGGGGAGACCCATCGACACAAGAGGTCTGGGATGAACTAGATAATTTCCTAAAGAAAACCTACACCACTGAATCTGGTCGCAAACTACCAATCAAAGTAACCTGCATTGACTCTGGTGGACATCACACACAAAATGTCTATGATTTCTGTCGTCCAAGGCAAGCACGCATGATATTTCCGATAAAAGGTCAGTCTCAATCGGGCAAACCGATAGCTGGTAAAGCAACTAGTTCGGCTAAACAGCGTGTCTATTTATACCCTGTTGGTACTGATACTGCTAAAGAGTTTATTTTCGCACGCTTAGACAAAGAAGAATCGTTAATTCATTTTCCTAATACTGTTGATGAAGAATACTTCAAACAACTAACCAGTGAACGCCAAGTCAAGAAAATAGTTGGCGGACAGCCAAAATTGGTTTGGTATCTACCAAAAGGTCGTAGAAATGAAGCTCTTGATACATTTGTCTATGCTTTGGCTGCTGTTTATATACTTGCACCCAACTTTAAAGCAATTACTTCTAAAAAACCTGAAAAACAGATACCTAAAAGAAATTCTCTTATTCAACAACGCCATAATAGCCTTAGGAACAACAATTCACGCAATTTTGTGTATGCTTGGAAAGATTAAAGGTATAATTTAAGGTAAACTATTTCACATGGCTAATTTATTTGATAGGGCTAATTACCCAACACAAGAACCAGACCTATTAGTTGTTGGTGACAGATGGGTTTGGCGCAGACCAGACTTAGTTGCAGATTATCCAACAGCAGATTACGCACTGACTTATGAATTTCACCTCGATACAGGCGGCGGCGGTAGCAAAAAGTTCACGATAACAGCCACAGAAACAAGCACAGACTACATAGTAGAAATAGCAAGTGCAACAACAGCAAGTTATACTGCAGGCGAGTATAACTGGTACGCTTTTATTACCCGTTCCTCAGACTCACAAAGACTGTCAGTTGATGAGGGTCGCACCAAGCTAGAGATTGATTTTGCTAACACTAACGCTGATAGCAGAACACACGCAAAAAAAGTTTTGGATGCAATCGAGGCAACAATAGAGGGGCGTGCTTCACAAGATCAAATGAGCTACAGTATAGCTGGCAGGTCATTGTCAAGAATGTCTATAGATGATTTGTTAAAGTTCAGAGATAGATACAGAGCAGAACACGAAAAAACAATAAAAAAACTGAGAATCAAAAATGAGCAAGACACAGGAAATACTATCAAAGTAAGGTTTTAACATGGCGATATGGGATAGTCTTTTCAGGCAAAGAAAAAAACAACGCAAAATTAGACAATACGCAGCAGCATCAACAAAAAACATTTTTTCAGATTGGACATCGCAATCTATAGCTGCTGACTCAGCAATCAGATTCAATTTACGCAAAATAAGAGATAGGTGTAGAGAACAAGCGCGCAACAACGATTATGTAAAAAGATATTTACAGCTGTTAGAGACAAATGTGGTTGGGCAAAATGGCATTCGTATGCAGTCAAAAGCGCGAAATGATGACAATGGCTTAGACTTTCTCGGCAACGCACAAATTGAGCGTGCCTGGAATAAATGGGGAAGAATGGGTAACTGTACAGTTGATGGCAGGATGTCTTTTTTAGATGCACAAAAGTTGTTTATAAACAGTTTAGCTAGAGATGGGGAGGTCTTAGTGAGACACCACATGAGCAAAAATCCGTTCGATCCATATAGGATAGAGTTTTTAGATTCTGATTTTTTGGATGAAGAAGAAAACAAAGTGTTGCGTAATGGCGATGAAATAATTATGGGAGTCAAGGTTGATAAATATAGAAAACCAAAATCTTATTTTTTATTTAAGGAACATCCACACAACACTCTATTTAGCAAGCAAGACAGAACACATCAAGAAATCAAAGCCGAGGAGTTAATTCATGCTTATGTATCTGACAGACCGCAACAAACTAGAGGCCTGCCGTTCCTTACAACTGCTTTGAGTCGTCTCAAAATGTTAGATGGTTATGAAGAGGCTGAGTTAGTTGCAGCTCGTGTTGCTGCGTCCAAAATGGGCTTTTTCACAAGCCCAGCAGGAGAATCTTATGTGGGTGAGGACACAGAAGATGACTATACGCCAATTATGAATGCAGAAGCAGGCACATTTGAGCAGTTACCAGATGGTATGTCATTTCAAACTTTCGATCCCCAACACCCTACTTCTGGCTTTGATAATTTTCACAAAGGCATACTCAGAGGCATTGCTTCTGGTTTAGGGGTATCTTATGTGTCACTAGCAAATAATTTAGAAGGAGTTAATTATTCATCTATACGTCAAGGTACACTGGAAGAACGCGATCATTACAGAATGTTACAAAATTTTATGGTCGATCATTTCATCAGACCAGTTTTTGAGAAATGGTTGTTGATGACTATGAGTTATCAAAATAATTTTCCTATACCTGACACAAGATATGATAAATTCGCTGATAATGCACAATTTGTGCCTAGAAGCTGGGGTTGGATTGATCCGGTCAAAGAAGTAAGAGCGAATGTTGAGGGTTTGCAAGCTGGTGTTATCACTATGCAAGATATACAAGCTAATTATGGTAGAGATGTTGAAGAATTATTTGAACAGCATCAAAGAGAAGAAGGATTAGCAGAGAACTATGGTGTCAAAACTGCTTATCAGCCATTTGGAGCAACTAAAGCACCTATAGAGCCTGATGTTACAGAAGAAGAGGTAGAGGATGGCTAGTTTCAAACCAACAAGCGGAATGCAAAATGAGGCGCAGAAAGGCTTGGATTGGCGCAGAGAACATGGTAGGGGTGGAACTTCTGTAGGCATATCTCGAGCTAGAGATATTGTGAGTGGCAAAAACCTATCTGAATCAACAGTCAAGCGTATGTTTTCTTTCTTTTCTCGACATGAGGTTGATAAGAAAGCAGAAGGTTTCAGACCAGGAGAGGACGGATATCCGTCCAATGGCCGCATAGCATGGGCTTTGTGGGGTGGTGATGCTGGGTTTAGTTGGTCAAAAAAAATCGTCAATCAACTAAAAAGTCAAGACGAAAGGGCTAAAGAAACTAGACAGCCTATCTCTGGTGCTATGCGTAAAGCGCTAGAAAACAAAGTCAAAGATCATAATGAGAAGCATGGCAATGACAAACGCAAGAAAACAAATCTTAGAACATTGTCAGCAGTTTTCAGGCGTGGTGTTGGTGCTTATAAAACGAATCCGCAAAGTGTAAGACCAACAGTTACATCGCCTGAACAATGGGCGTTAGCGCGCGTTAATTCATTTTTGTATTGTTTAAGAAACTTAAAATTCAGATCAGGCAAACATGATACAGACTTGTTACCTTCTGCACACCCTTTATCTTCTAAAAGAAATAATGGTAGAATAGGAAATATGGATAAAGCTGAAAGACATATAAAAGATGTCAGAGAAACAGAAGATTCTTATATAATAGAGTTTGGTAAGTCTATGCCAGAAAAAGATGACATGGAAGAAAGCTCTTATCACGATGAGGAAGAAAAAGCACACCATGACGAAGAAGAAAGAAGTGCTGATGTAAGTGAGGGG